ATAGGCGATTAAAACGCCTATCCCAAACATTTTGTTAATACGACTTAAATTTTACTATATATAAAGGAGATAATACAACCTATGAGCAAAATGAAGATTACTCCTATTGCATATGACAATGAGAGTACTTATAGAGAAGATATGATCTCTGATACCGTATTCACGGCTAGTACTCCATTTTTAATACTCTCAAGCCAACCTATTCCTAAAAATGTGAATATTTATTTTGAGTTTGAGATTACAGAGTATAAAGAGAATCCTTTATTTAGACACCTACCTTTATATGTAGGTATACATAAAGAACCATCTTCTGGTATATTTGCTACTGACTTTAGTCTAGGTAGTATTTACTATACTAGAAGACAAGACTTCGAAACCTATGAGCAATATAATAAGGCTTCTTATAGTGAACACTATAAAGTTCCTACAACTAAATCCAGACTCCCTATCAAAGGAACTATTATTGGAGTTGGAGTAAACTCTACAAGAAATCAAATTACTATTTATTCAGATGGCAAGCCATTCTATTCCTTTAGACCTAGAGAATTTAACCTAAATGAAGATGGCGATTTCTATTTCGCAATAGCATCTAAAGTATATGCTAATATATCTGGTAATATTAACTTTGGTACATATCCTTTAAAATATAGACCTGAAGGATATTGGGATATGAATCAATATTACGTTGATAGATATGTAATGAAAAAAGACCTTGTAGGTACTTTACAATTTACAACTGGTAATGATGAAGTAGATTATTATTATGCTAATAGAAGATCTATAGGAACTGATTTCCTTGCTAATATCAAAACAGAAAATAAATATGCTCCTCTTACAAATCCTCATTTAAGAGATACCTATATCCAACCTAATCTTGGTCCATCTCAACTATATGACCCAGATAATAATGATGCCTTTGTTATAGATTCTGAGCATCAAGATCCAGTAGATCATGCTTTCCTACCATATCCTATTCCTGTAGATCAAAAGATTTATTTTGAAATACAATGTAAAGAAGCTCCTATGGATAATGGTTATACTGGTATACCATTAACTGTTGGTATTACTAAAGTAAAAGATACTAATGATTATATGGGTAAAAAAGAGATAGGAAATAAATCTTTCTCTGTTGACCTATGGCATAAGATATACCAATATCATTATGCAAACGTTCAGTTAGGTGATAAAGAAATTCATTATCCTATAAGAACTGTTTACAATCCTATTCCTCCTATGCAGCCAGATATAATTGGTTTGATGATAGATCTTAAAGAACAAGAGATATCTGTATATACAAATCATAAGTTATTTATGAAAGCAGATTTAAAAGAGTTCTTAGGATATCCTGATGATACTAGAACATTTGTATCTAGTGAAAAACAACAGTTATTCTTTAATTCTAAAGATGAAGTATATCACCTATTTATCAAAGCAGTTCCAGAAGCATTCACTGGTAATGGTTATGTAATAGGAAACTTTGGAGAACCAGATAATCAGGCTCTTAGATATCCTACCCTATATGATAATAATGATATAATGACCTATTGGTACTATTATAATTATGGGATTAGATATCTAGCTGGTGGTGAAATGAGTTGTGTTATTACAACTCTTCCATATCATATAAACGTTGCTAAAACATTCACTGGCATGGTGTATGTAAAATCTAAATATGATGGAAATGATCTAGACTTCTCTCCTGGTTTGAATATGATGTATAATAGTTATAATATCGTAACAGACACAGAGCAAAGAGCTAACGTTCCTGATTTAAACCCATTCGAATTCAATGAACTTATTAATGGTCATAGATATACTGAAGATCCGTATAGATATGATAAAGACTTAATCATATTTGGTTCTGTTAATATGAAAGATTCTGATCCTCTTCATAAGTTTATCCCTGTTAAACTATCTTACGATAAAAACTGGTTAGGCGATGGTGCTGGTCAAATTATCTTAACTTCTAAAGGATTTGAGTTAGCAAAAAAAGAATTAGAATACCCTGTTGAGATTAAAGGTAACTTTAATTATATTAATAGATTCAAGATTAATATAGTTCAATCTGATAATCAAAGGATCATTGTTACTTATAAAGGTAAAGAATATACATCTAATTTCGAAATCATGGGTGGAGATGAGATTGATGTAAAAATAGTACCTTTAAATACTGAAGATAATAATGGAGCCTTTATCTATTATAGAACAGGAACTTTATCATATACTGGAGGAGTTCCTACTAAAGATATGACCATTTCTGCAACACCTGCTGTATTGGATAAATTTATAGTTGGTATGATTCCTATGAATGTATCATGGGCTCCAGAGGGTGGTAAACTTTTATATGATATTCATGATCATAAAGCAGAAGCTAGTATTCGTAGAAAGAAAATCAAATTCCCTAAAGAACTTTCTAAAGTAAGAGTATATTTTACATGGCATTTTGATAGCGATGAAAGAAGTCCATTAAGAAATGCTAGTAATGGTATTAAAAAACTCAAAACAATAAATAATGATTTTGAATTCTACAATAGAGAAAACTATGATTTGAGAAATGATAGATCTGATAAGGCTGGCGGTATTTCAAGTGATTGGGATGGCGGTGAGGTATCACACTTAAACGTAAAAGGTCTCCATTATAAAGTAAGAAAAGAGGATACAGAACACTTCGCTGCTAAGGATAAAGTTATTACTGGTATTGGTATGAGTGATACTGAATATAATAACTGGTTTGATACAGATAAATTATCATTTGGAATAATACCATTCGATACATACGTTAATGGTGGAAAAAGAAATGAAGATGTTCCTTATACCACTATTGCAGTAACTCCTGGTAAATTATATGATCTAATCTGTTTTGCTAACAAATATAAATCTAGAGGGTATGGATTCTATATTTATTACGGAGCAGATGTTACAGAATCTCCTAAGTACAGTATTTTATAAAATCATTGGAGTAAGGGATAATCCCTTACTCCATATCTTTATCTATATATTATAATTCATCCATAGCTCTAGAGCCAACAATTACTAGAGGGAAACTCATATTAGCATTAGAGTTTACTGCTCTACCATTTCTTTGGTCAATTCTCATATCATCTAGTAAGAACTCACCAGGTCTTTGAATACCTGGAACTGATTGACCTGTTTGCACATTTACCACATCAAAGTATTTTGTACCAGTAGCTTGATTATAAATAACTACTGTTTGAATATTAGGATCTTTTTCAGAGATCATCTTTCTTTGAACAGGAGTTAGGTTTCCAATATAATCATTAAATGCTTGATCTTCATTATTTACAGGAATGATATTATTAGCATTTGCAGGTACGATGTCACTCATATTAACTGTTGTAGGAGCTACACCACCACCAACAGATGCTGTCTCAATAATATTACCAGATAGATTTACACCAGTATTGATAGATTGAGGAGCTAATGCTTGACCAACTGTAGGTAATCCATATCTAGGGGCGTTAAGCAATGCATAATATGCATCAGTAATAACTTTATCAGAGTTTTCATCTTTAACATCTTTGAGTTGTTGCTCTCTTTTAAGAACAAGATCATTGATTTTATTACGAGTAGAGTTAAGCTCTCTAACAGCAGCGATCTTAGTATTCAATACTGTTACTTGAGTATTCATAAAGTTAGACATATGTTGAAGACGCATCTTACCACCATATGTTCTATTTGATCTAAAATGATTTAATTCATCTTCGATGCTATTGTAAATCATTTCAGTTTGAGCAATAGCACCATATAAGAGTTTGCTATTATCAGCATAGCCCTTTTCAAATTCTTTTACTACAGACCCTTTTCCAGAAGATTTCTTCTTGCCATCATCATCAAAGTTTGTATAAGTGATTACATTAGCACCATCTTTAGGAGGTCTTCCCGGACCTCTGCGTTTAGAGATCTTTTGTTCTGTAGAATCTATAATCTCAGCTTCTACAACTTTACTTTCATCTATTACATTATTAGAACTAAAACCATAAGTTCTATCTTCATCATGATCGTCTTCTACAGTGACGAATGTAACTATTTCTTTAGCCATAAGAGTTCAACTCCTTATATTTTCTATAATATCATGGGAAAATTATTTACTAACCTGTCAGAACCTTTAAAATAACTATTCAGTTGTATACTATAATTGTGTATATATCTAGTTGACTTCTTTGTAATATTATTAATGCACTATATTATCAAGGGGAGATAGAAATATGCATTTATTATTCTTTGCAATCATCACTCTATTAAATATAATAGGGTTAATGATAACAGATGATATAGGAATATTAGGAACAATCTTTATTATATTAATAGGGACTGTAGGGATTATATTTAGTGATAGTATTGATACCTTACAAAGGTATGGTACTTTTAATAGTTCTATAAAGGTTTATAGACTAGGAGTTATTTTTTCTTGTAGTATAGAGGTTGTAATCTTTATATATACTATAAGTAGAATATTTATTTTATATTTTTGAGGGGTGTTATAATGAAAAAGCAAGAAGGAAATGTTGTGAGTAGCTGGTGGTATAATTATTCTGAATTCTATTGGACGATATGTTTAGTCGTAACAATGGCAGTAATATTCTTACCAAAACTTCATTTTGAAGAATATATTGAAAAGCCTTTATTATATTTCTATGGAATATCAGTAGTATCTGTTGCATTGAAGTGTGCTATTAGACAAATATGTGGATTTGGCAGAAAAGAGATAATAGTAATAAAATGGTACTTTATCCCTATAGGAATATTATGCTTCATAATACAGGGAGTATTATTTATAAGCTCAACATTCTTAGCTGTTAGAGTTCTTATGATGAGTCTTGGTATCATATAATAAGTCGGTATGGGGTTATTCCCATACCGATTTCATTTTGAGAATTTCAGAGACTTACTTATAATAGAATTTGAATATTAGGAGGAAATAAATGACTTTAGAAGAGGTAATTGGTTATCCTAGGGGATCCAATTTAACAATAATGAACGTATTCTATCAAAGACCAACTAGAAATGAAGCTACTGGTAGATTTGATAGAGACTTTGCTATTATTATATTTAAAAATAATGAAACTGGCAAAAAAGAATTTAGAATATATTATGAACCAGAATATACTTGGTATCTATTGAAGAAGGAATACCAAACAGATTACAATCTTCACTTTATTGAAAGAGAGAAAGTAGATCCAGTAACTTGTAAATATAAAGATATTAAAAAGTCTATAGCAGTAGAGACTGGGAATGAAGATCTTTATAAACAAAATATGTATTCTGGAAATTATAGAATGAATGATGCATTCTTTGCTCATCCAAGAGCATTCTCTGCTGATATGAATATTTTAAATTATATTCGTAGTGTCTTTGCAGAACTATATCAAAATCCTGTATGTAATATTGATATCTTATTCTTTGATATTGAATCTGATATTATCAATGCATTAAATCCAGATGTCATCACAATCGGTGAGTGTCCTGTAAATGCTATTACGGCATACTTTACTAAGACAAATACTTTATATAATTTCATCTTGAGAAATCCAAATAACCCACAGATTAAAGAATTAGAAGATGGGATGAAAGAAGACTTCAATAAATATACTGAAGAGGTTAGAGATTTCATAGAATATGATTTAGGTTCTAAAGAGAAAGTATCAAAATATAAATTAGATAATGTAGGATTATCAACTGGATTCTTTGATACAGAAGCTGAAATGATTATAGCTTTCTTTAATCTAGTACATGAATTATCTCCAGATATTGCAGCAGCATATAATATCGCATATGACCTTCCATCTCTTATAGCTAGATTAGAAGCAAATAATATCGATCCTAAAGATCTTATTTGTGACCAAGATATTCCTATCAAATTCTGTGAATATTTTGTAGATGAGAAGAATCAAAATGATCCTCAAGAACGTGGTGATTATTCATTTATTTCTTCAAGAACTGTATATCTAGACCAAATGGTATCTTATGCATCTAGACGTAAAGGTCAAAAAGCTATTGACTCTTATGCATTGGACTTTGTTGGTGGATTAGAATGCGGTGTAAGAAAATTAGATTATCATGATATCACTACAGATATCGGTAAACTCCCATATATTGATTTCCATACATTCTGGTTATATAATATCATAGACGTTGTTGTTCAGGCTTGTATTGAAGCTCAAACAGAAGATTTCAAATACATGTTTAATAACGTAATTGAAATGAATACTCCATATCAAAAGATCTTTAGACAAACAAACTATCTATCTACAAAAGGTGCCGAATTCTATAAACACCATGAAGGTGTTATTATGGGTAATAACGTAAATAGATTTGGTAAGAAGCCTACAGAGAAGTTTGCTGGTGCATTTGTTGCAGAAGCTACAAAGATTAGTAATAAGAACCGTGTTAAGGCAAACGGTATCTATATATCTAAATTTAACAATGGCAATGACTTCGACTATAAACGTCTGTATCCATCTTTGATGCAAGAGTTTAATATGGCTCCAAATACTCAAGTAGGTAAGATCTTTATTGATGATGCACCATTCCAAGATCCATCTTATTTGAAACTAAGTACTGGAGGTACATTTACAGAGAATCTAGCATCATATAACTATATTGAGTTCTGTCATAGATGGGTAGGATTAGCAAATGTAGAAGAGTGTATGCAAGATATTAATGAGTTTAAACAAATTACAGATAATAGAAGATCTGTTGTTAATCTAATAAATCCAAATAGAGTGATAGGAATTCAAAGACCTATTCCTGAATGGGTTAAAAATAGAGTAGATGGTATGATTATGAGATTAGGAGAAAAATTATAATGATTAATAATGAATTATTTGAAATCACTATAGATTCTACTAATCTCTATTCAGCATTAGATGAGTCTAAAAACCTAAAGTCTGAGATAACTATTATTCCAGCATGGTTACTACAATCTTCTCCAGATACTTCTATATGCGGTATAAGTTTTAACTCTGTAGCTACTATAGGATATTTTGAAAAGATAAAAGATAAGATTCATATTCTTCCTAGAGATTTAGGATTACATAATATTGCATTCTTATCTAAAGATCTAAATCCATTCTTTAAATCTATTAAAGACAATGGGTTGGAAACCGATAATCTTATTCTTGGTTTAAAACAATATGATATGAATGGACAACCATTCGTTGCTTGTCATTATATTAAAACTCAGACTAAGCATGTAGTTCATAATGAAAGACAACCTCATACAAATAAGGTTATTACAACAGAACAAGATATCTTTGCACAAATGAATACCATTCCAGCAACGGAAGTTTTGAAGTATGTAAATTATTATTCATTCTATGCTTTTGAAGATCAATATAGTAGGACAGTTTTAAAAGATTATGATTTAGATTCTGATGAAGAATTTCAAAATATAATGAATAACTTCAAAGCATCTGATGGTATATTCGCTTTTGCCTTTAAAGATTCTAATGGAAATAGAAACTTTGAGTATATGAGTTATGTAAATAAATCAATGCTCAATATTGCTAAAGGTGATGCTACTACTATGGAGATTAGAGATAATCTAAATAGTCAAGGTGCTAATAGATTCTTAGTCAAGTATGATATCTATAAGAAATCTAAGAAATGTAAACTAACCGTATTATTTATGGCATTGAAATTTTAAGATAAAAATAACCCCATAGCTGTTATAGCTATGGGGAATATTTTAGTGACAATGTTTTTTAATTCTTTCTTCTAAAGCTTTTAAATAATCCATCATAGCAACTAGTTGTCTGCTAAGAATATCAAAATCTTCATGATCTTTATTTTCATCTAAGAACTTAGTTAATTTAGAAATACGTTCTTTGAGAGCAATATGCTCATCTATCAGTCTAATTTTCCAATCTTCCATTTTGATTACCTCCTGGAATGATTAATATACTTATATTGGATTTATATTAAAGTCTTACCTTTCAATATTTTGGTAAAGTTCTGATTTTCGATTGTATACTATAATGGTGAATATATAATATATTATTTTAATAAGGAGTATAGAAATGAAAGCTTTAATTAACAAATACACTTTGATTATGATTGGTATGGTTCTTGTAGTAGCTATGGGTGTCGTACAAAACATCCATGAAAATCAAATGGCTGCAGAAGCAGAAGCAAAGGCTGCAGCTGTTCAACAACAAAAGGTTATCGATCAAGGTAACCAAGCTAAAGCTAATACCGATTGGAAGCTCAACCATCATGGTGAGATTCCAGCATATAAAGACTAGTTTAATACTAGTCTTTATTTTTTTTTCATTTATAGCCTTTCCACATTAGGATAATAGAAAATATTCCGTAAGAAAGGAAGTGTAAATATATGCCAATGGCAAATGAAATGACTAAACTTCTTAACAAGATTGAAAGACGTTTAGGCACTAGTCAAATGAATTTACCAGATTATCTCTCTAAAGATGTATGGGCTAGAGATGTAATCTGTAATGAAACATTAGATACATTCTCAAGATACTTTCCAAATAAAGTTCCTTATACATTAGGACCAGAAAATCAAAAAGGTGATTATTGGTTAATTGATGAAACTATTTGTGAAAGTCAAACTATTCTAGGTTGTGGAGATATTGACTGGCATAGATGGTCTGCTCATTTCCCAGGTCTTACATATGGTGGTGTAAATACTTATGATATGATGACTAGCTCTGTAGACTTTGGAACCTATGCTGATATTACTATGATGGCTGACCATGTATCTGCATTCTCCAATGGTATTTATGTAGAATGGATCCCACCTAATAAGATCCAATTAAATGTAGCTATCTCTGCTTCATTCCTAACTAAATTCCAAAGAGTTCCTATCTCCTTATTTGTAAAGCATGCCGATAATCTTAAAACTATCCCTCCAACACAAATGGAAACATTTGAAAGATTAGCCACTGCTGACGTTGCTACATTCCTATACGAACAATTGAAAATGTACGATAACCTAGAAACAGTTTATGCTAACGTAGATTTAAAATTATCCTCTTTAGAAGAAAAAGCTAGAGATAGACAGCAAATCGTAGAAATGTTAGATAATACATTCGTATCTGCTGCTAATAGAAACCAACCAGCAATGATGACGATTAACTAAAAAAAAATAATAGATAATGATGTATATAACTTATTTATAAAGATATATAGAAAAGAGATCGGTAAATGAAACACTGATTATATATAATGGAGGTATTTACCTTTATCCAATAGAAATGGATGTTAATCACAGATGCTTTTTGATTTTCATAACAATGAAATCGATTAGTATTCTAACCAAATTCATTATGATTGCGGTTACAATCATTCTTAGAATATCAATATGATCCATAGAAATATCCTTTCTATCTCTCTTCTATATATCTTTAAACTTTAAAATTATTATGATCACAATTATTGTATATAATCAAAAAGAAATTAAGAGAATGCAATTACTGCATTCTCTTGTTCTTGTGTGTATCGAAGTAAGATGGAGCTTCAGATGGAATGCTCATATCAAACATATTATATCCAGGAACTGGTCTTGGTAAGAAGTTTATCATAGTACAAGCATATTGATAAATAGAAAAAGTTCTAATAAAGTTCATAAACTGTAAAACAGTATTGAAACTCATGCTAGATATATTTGTTTCATTACTTAAATACAGATCTACACAAGGTTGTAGATCTTCATTATATAGTTTATGAATACCTGGAGCAAATAATAGAAACTTATTATTACCACATTCTATAGTAGTTGCTGGAGCTTCTCCCAAATATAATTTTTTATTTCTAGACTCATAAAACAATTCTGGTTGCAATACGATCTTCTCTAAAGTTGGAAGTAAGGTTAATCTCATTAATTCTAATTGAGCACCTCTAATTATAATATTCTCTTTTGTACCAGCTTCTGTAGGCTTAATATTTTCTATAGTAAGATAAGCATCAAAATTTCTGTTTATCTTCTTTTTATTAAGACCTTCATCATCTGTATATTTTACTTCCCCATAATAATATTTCTTCCCTTTATTTGGATCCATATATCCGCCAGTATATAGAACCACGTTCATTTTAAGAATCGCATTCATTCCTAAAAACATGATCTTATCTTGAACTTTATTATATAATAATACGACCTCTTTCATACGTCGTTCATCTGCTGGTAGCATAAAAAATATCTCCCCTTCACCCTCAAATAATTTTCAAAACAGAATATCTGACCTCTAGTTATTTAGAGGTCAGACTTCTTGTTATTTTCTATTACTCAACGTAATTGGAGATATTGATTCCTATCATACCATCTTCATCAACTTGTATTCCAGAAGTGCCTATCACATTATCATACTGAGGAGTTTGATAAGTTTCATTGACCAACTTGCCAGTTGGAATAGGTTCAGAAACTACTGGTGGAACATTTTCATTCTTTTCGCCAATTAATTTCATTCTAGGAGCAGCTGGAGAACATTCTGGTGGAATTTCTTTAGGATCTAAAAGTACCTTTGTATTATATAAGGACTTATAAAGATCGATAGCATTCTTAGGACTCATGATATAGATCTTTCTATCATTAGTAGCAATAATAACTTCATTAGTTACTTTACTATATAAAGCGAATCTATTTTCATCCATATAGAATGGTTTGGTTATGATCATTTTATCTTTAGAATCAAACATGTCTGGGAAGTTTACTTTAAGACAAGTAATGATTCTTTTCAATCTAATCATAACTGCATTATATGCATCAGATTGAGATTTAGATCCATCTTCTTTTGTAACCATATCAGTCAAGAATGTAGGAAGGGACTTCTTATCAATATATTTAAAGATTTCTTGTCTATCATTCTCTACTAGTTCATTATCGGTATAATCAGATACCATAGATAAGTCTGCAATAACATCGTCTTCGCTAATAAGTTTATAGAACTTATTTGCCTTTGTATCTTCCATAGCAGCCTTATGAGTTCTATACATCATAGACACACTACCAGATGGAACGAATTCCATAGAGTTTCTAAGATCTTTAGTAAATGCAAATGCTCCTTCTTGAGCATACATTTCATTCACTTGTTCCTCAAAGACTGTAAATACTTTGACGAACTCATCAAACATATCTTCATCTTTTCTAAGAGCTGCAATGTCATCATATTTTTGAGCATTAACAATCTTAGCAGCTTGAATCTCAGATTCTCTAATCAATCCAAATAAGAAGTCTGGATCGATAATAGAAGCTACAAATAAAGGAATTGGATTTGTTATAATTGCTTCTCTAAAATACTTAGTATAATTACGGAAGCAGTTCTCATAATATTCCTCATCTACATTTGGATTGATATTGTACAATCTTCTCATCTCAATATTGGAAGTCAACCAACTATCTGTTTTCTTTCTAATAATTGGTTTCCTAGAAACCTTATAACTATTTTCTATTAGATATTTGATTTGATCTGGTTCTGGTAATTGGAACGAATGAATGTAGTCTAAAATATTACCATTCTCTACATGACCAGCACCCCATAATCTTACAATACGCATTAAGTCTAATAGACTTGTTGGTCCTAATAGCATTAGTTTATTTTTTGTCATAGGAATATCTAATACGTTATTAGATTCTTTGGCTATCCATTCAATTGGCTTTCCAGATTCAATCCATTGCAATCCAATTGGAGCTGTATTAAAACCTAGATTATGGAATAAAATGGAATTGTAACCAAAATCACTCAATGGTTCAAAACCATTTATATCATCTCCTTGTTCACGATGTAAGAGACGAGAATAAGAGGATACCCGTACTGGGTATCCTCCTAAATTAATTGTAATAAATTCATTCATAACTTGCACTGCCCTTCAAATTTCTAATCTTCTTTTTCTATACTTACAGCATCTACTATAAACTCAGGCATATACCCAACATCTAATGCATTGATATTGCCATAAATCAAATACTCATCAGTTTCAGTTACTACAGACCATCTAGTTATACTAGTTGATTTAGTAAAATCTGAAATGTATAAAGTATTATCACTTAATAATACAGCCGCTCTTTTATCAAGAGTCATAGGAGTTCTTCCACTAATATTAGGAATCATTCCAGAGAAGAATCCAGTTAATGCTTTTAATGTATCATATTTCACCATTGTTCTAAATGATACATTTTTTGGATAATCGATATAGGTCTCTTGTAAATTATTTCCATCAAAATCTTCCATAGGAGTAAACTTATAACTTCTGATTTTAAATAATGGGATATATACAGGACCATAATCATCTTCTGTAGGATCACATGTTTTTAATAGCACTACATGAATAAAGTTAGTATCATCTGATAGATCTTTGATACTATTTTCAATAGTCGATGTCAAAGGAATATGACTAACTCTAGCCAAATACAATTCTAAATTATCAAAAGTATCTTGATCTGGAACATCAATGACTCTCATACCATCAGTATCATTATATCCTCTTAATATAATTCTAGCAATAGCATTTTTTAATTCATATCGATGCTCTTGTAAGATAGAAGCAACTGCATCTAAATATTCATTACTGATATTATTAGACAATTTACCAATAGTCATTTTATCATATTGATTTAATCTAGATACTGGTCTTCTATCAAATCCTTCGAATTCTGGATTGGTCAAATCTATTTCATCGCTGAAATATTCATTTTCATCAACAGCGATAAAGTCATGAATTCTATTTTGTTCTAATTTAGTTAGTTCTTTGAAAGAATTAGATAATACATCATATTCTAATCTCTTATATAATCTAGATAAAACAAAATTCTTATAACCTCTATCACATGGGAAATCCCAACTGCCTTCAATTTGATTTACTAAGAAGGATCGAATATACATTTTTTCTCCGATATGTAATTTAATATCATCTTCATAATCAGAGAAGCTTTCTATTTTATATTCTTCATTAGAAAGCATTTTACCAAATTTAGAATATCCAATCATTTCTGGTTTGATATCATCATGAACAAATGCCCAAGCTTCGTCTTCATTAACGATACGATCACTACAAGGATCAAAGAAAATATCTTCTAAATCGCCAACCATTACTTGGTCAGATGGACCATAATTCATAAGAATGATTGGTGTTAGATAAGGTAATTTATTTGCAATGATCAAATGATAATCATTGTATTTAATACGCTCCTCATCTTCATTATATCTAAAATCTAGATATGTAAGAAGTTCAGATCCTAAAAGTTTGAATCCTTTTTCTAAAGAATTCATAATACTAGAAACTTTTTCATTTCTTTTATCTTTTGGATCTAATAGTGGTTTAATATAAATCTTTCTACCATCTTCAGATTCATAGATGCATTTATCTTCTACAGAACTTGCAAAGATTGTAAAATGTTGAGATGGAACAATTCTATTATCTCCACTTTTTGTTCTTCTATATAAAGTCTTTCTTGAATATTCAGGAATATTAAATCCAGATACCTCTCCTGAATGGGATACCATTTCTTTAAAACTTACTTGTGTTTGGATCATTTTCGCTACCTCCAAAATAAAAAATATTAACGCATAAACTCAATCACATATATTTGAAGTATGTTCTTCATAATTATAGTATATAATTATACAAAAATTTGTAGAGAGGGATGATCCCTCTCTACTTATTCTATTCTAAATGCTAAATCTTTATATTCTAACGCAATATATGTATGAGTAGTAGCATTATCATGCACTTTTTTAAATACTAATCTCATACCATATTTATTTCTAAGTATATTTAATACCTCAGTCTCTGATTCAGTTTCAGTTATCAAACACTTTATAGAATCTAATGCTAATCTAACCTCAGATTCAAGTTTAGAATTATATGCATTGATAATCTTCTTAGCTATAATTCCTGCCATAACTTCTGCTTCTATTCCTATAAGCATTATGACCTCCTAAAATTGAAGGATATTTGTATGAGTTACATTCTTACTATCCATCTTACTAATACCAAGTTCTTCTAATGGGAAGTTTCTTAGATTTGATTGAATGATATCCGTATAATTAATGAATGGGATTATCCAGTCAGGGATATCAATATTTGATGGAATAGCTATAGAAGTGATACCAGCTTTATAGTTTGGATCTTTTAATAACTCATTAGCTCTCATACAATGTTCTGGATGAGATTTTGCTATCTCATTAATATTCTTAGTAGTAAGATTAGTCTTAATAATAAGAACACTATTACGTTCTTCTAGATTAATACCTTCTTCGGATCTATCTTTGATAGTATTATAAGCATAAGCCGCTTTAATACCTTGAACAGCCATTGGATTTTTATAGAAGTTCATAGATTTGATACGAGCCGGTTTGTGGAAGTCTTTACTTTTATTTTTTAGAGATTCATAAATTTCTCTCTCCAATACAGTAAACTTCTTAACCAAATCTATTTGATCTATGAATGAGTTTCTTAACACATCATATTCTAGAATTTGTTCTAGTCTCTTGGCTGTAGATTCTGGAGTACCAACCTTACTCATAGGCATACCTTTGATATCCATTTGCTTATCTTCTGGAATTAGATTGCCTTCTTGAACTAATTGAAGAGTAGAATAATTCTTTTTACCTTTTGTAAGTAATAGAGATTTGAATAAGAACTCATTCTTCATAATAAGCAAGCAATCTCTATCTTCAGCATATGTATTATAGTTTTCACTAAACAGAATCATATAGTCTAAGATAAGCTGGCTTACTACATAAGACATGATATCTACAATACTATATCTTAGAGAATCTTCTTCGATAACAACTAATGGATATTTCTTCCTCTTAGCCTCTACCAACTTACTATCATAGAAGTCATATTCATATTTAGGTTCATTACCTTTATATTGCATAATAAGCTTATCAGACTCTTCATCTATTTGAGCTTGGGTATATTTGATCTTCATAGGAATACCGATTGTATATTTTAATACAAATTGATACCACTCATCTAATGAAATAATACAAGAATCTGTATCCGTAATCAATACAATATCTCTCTGCATTTCATACACTCTAGGAAGCTTGTCTATAAACATATGGCGGTAATAAATATATTCAAAGACTAGATCTTTAAATAGTTTAAGCTCATAATCAATAGTTTCTGGAACTTTGTTTGGATCTAGATATGGTTCTTCCATTTTAGTAAGCATTTGAAGAATTAGATTGATAACTCTTCTATTCTCACAGAACTTATATAGATTATTCTTATAATAAACTATATTGATACATCTTTGATCTAAATTACAGATAGTATTCCAAATAGCTTCTCTTGCTTCTTGAGACGGAATCCAATTTTTAGTACCACAAATATCCATAATACGAAGATAGCATTCTTCTACTGTGATATTTCTATCCAATACATCCCAATCATTGAACTTAGAGAATCGTTCTTCTTTCTGATCATTTACAATATTATCAATATACTGCAATACCTCTGTAAGAGATTCAAATCTCATATTATTACCCAGAAGACCTTCAAACATTGTAATTGATGCGGAAATACAACCACGACCCTGACCAGTTATCGCGGTACACAGATAAAGGTTATAGAAAATACTGCTATACTGACCAGCACAACCATACAATGCATTGGCAGATACTTTGTAATTCAACTGTTTAAGATTCCATGCATTAAACTGCTCAGATCCTTTAGGATATTTCTTCATTTCCTTTTTAGCTTCATCACGTTTATCTGCTAGATATTGAATCAGATTATAGAATGGATTCTTTACAGAACCATGTTTACCAAATAATACACCCTCTGTTGTCATGATTGCCTTCTTATTAAGAAGATCATTTGCTAGTTTAATGAAATCCATATTAACTTCAGTCTTTGTGTAGTTATTATGTAATCTAGCAGTACCAGCTTTATATCTTTTATTAATACTATAATCTATAGCATCTAGTATTTCCATTCTAGATAACTTAGGACATACGCGTTCCATCACATAAAACATCGTTTCTTTATATTTTTGAATTGTTATACCTTTCGGCATATCAATATTATTTTGCATTTAGTTTCCTCCTCTATATATTTATTGCCTATTAAGGTGTTTAAATCCTACTACATTTTAATAGTATATAACTAGATAAGTGTTTATGCATTTGATATGAGGAACATATTGGTAAACTCCTTGTGCGAGCACATATATCGCACACATTTAGAGTTATAACTCAACTTTTATTAACAATTTACTATCCTAGGAGGTAAAAGAATTATGTTATTTGACAAAAACGAAGGATTCGTAGTTAATGAATCCCATGAACCTGTAGTTGAATCTCATGGTGCTGGTATCGTTGATCAAGACGCTTTGTTGGAAAACATGTTGATCGATCAAATGAACCGTATGACTGACGAAGAATTTAGCGCTTATACTGAATCCGCTGATTTCCAAAACTTAGTAGAAGCTGGCGTATTGGGTCGTCGTTCCGTAGTTAAAATGACTCGTAAAGATGACTTGAACCGTCGTATTCACTTGGCATCCATTCAAATGGCTCGTGAACAAGGTGATGCTGATTGGGAAGCTCTTCGTAAAAACCGTGTTAACGAACGCCGTTT